CAAAAAACTAAACCGGAAGCGATCCGGATACATTAAAAAGCATAGTTCAATACCGAGCTAACTATGTTAAAGGGGCATGGACATCTCAAACATTTCACCATATCGTTCGACGTCTTTACGAGTCAATGTGTATGCAGGGAGCTTGCGAACACCATATTCATCATAAACTGGGCGTTTGGTCATAAGAGCAATGAGATCTGTGGCATATTGGTTGGGCAAGAAAAATTTCTGTAGTTGGATGCAAGTTGGAAAAGAACCATCAATCAAAAGAGAGACATTACCATAAGAACGAATTTTGGCAAACAAATCTTCTTTCCCATACAAAAATTCATGCATGGAGTTCTCCGCTTCACGAGGAAACAGTTCACTAGCCATGTCATAAAGTGATTTAAGAAAATTGTAAGCAGCATAATTTGTTCCCATGGTATCAATAATTAAACCTAACCATCTAGACATCCAAACACGAATATCCTCTGTAGTGCCTGTCGTAAGAAGAGCTTTGACCATAAGGTCCTTTTCTGGTCGCCATGGCAAGACACCTCGAGGAGTATCCACGAATGAGCGCTTGAGGTAGGTGGGTCCTTGGTATTGTATATTATAACCGCGTACAATACCGTTTACGCGTATTGGATCAAGAATGGTTAAAAATGACGTGTAAATTCCAGTTTCACTCTCCTTCAAATCAAAGCCAAACATGCGTTTGAGAGTGGAACCAAAAAAACCGAGAGTTTTCCCATCAAAATCATCAGTATCATTGTGAGACAAGAAGTATTTGGCAAATTTCTTGGATATAGCAGCTAAAACATTATCACCATATACTTCTGTTTTCAAAGGGTCTTTTTCATAAGCAGCGGTAAGGTCTGTGCGACCGGTTTTCTGCCATTTTTCAATGACAGCGAACTCGGTACATTTTATAGCCAGCCGGACATAGAGCGAATCGCCCCAGCTGGTACCGTAAAGACCTGAAAACATGACACCAATAACAATCCGGTACTCAAGGCCAGTCCATTTAACAAGAGTACAAGCAATGTCATCGGCTCTATAAGCCATAAAAGCGCGGACAGCGTCAAAATGAGCATCTCGAGTCATTCCAAAAAGAGGTAAGGAAAAGATAATTGTAAGAACACTAGCCATAAGAGACTGATCAAGCTTAGTAACATCGGTAGCAAAATACACTAAGTCATCACGTTTATATCCAAATTTGTTAGCGATGCGTTGGGCGCCACCATACATCCATTTATGTGCTATCCCTATATCGAATTGTCCATATGAATTTTCAAAGAATTTCTTATATATAACTTTATCCATTAGGAGATTGATAAGGGACATAATAAAGAAGATGCGGGTTTTGACCATGTCATCTTTGGTAGTGCGAGCTTCGGGTTTGATGGACATTTTTGCAAAAAGACGTGGAAACCAATTCCTGTCATAGAGACCTGCCTTAACATTTGCAAATACAACACGGGCAATGCGTCTACATTCCTTAATGGAGAAATGAAATGCTTCACCTTGTTTGCATGTATTCGTGTAGTCAAGGATTATGTTGTCAATTGTTTCGGAACGTGTATGAACAGGAAAGAATCCAGCACTTTTCTGTGGGGAAAAGCCTTGTTTGTCAAAAATGTCATTGTAAAAGTAAGGGCATGAGATTCTAGGAACGGATTTAAGAAAGGCAAGAACGGCAATGGCTATCCACTTGGCAGGGACATCAGGTTTGAGAACAGGGCGGATCATCTTAGAAAGAGCATCAAAAACACCAGCAGCAGTTCCTCCAGAAATGCCAGCATTTTGCATGAGCGTTAATGGATTGTGGCATCCAGGAGGCAGTTCGGTATAATTGAGTTCTACAAGACGATGAAGCATCTGATTTAGCACAGGAAGGACAGTTTTGGGTTCATGGAGAGATAAATTATAGTGAAAGGAAGGGACTACGCGTACAGGAACAACATTTCGTCCAACAATAGAAGAAACCATCCTGGTCAACTGTTTGTTCGTATCTTCTGTTGTACCAGAAATGACTACCTTCTTTTGGTTTCGGAGATATTGAAAGCCTGTAGCAACGTAGTGCAGTAATCGGCGTATGGATTGGTCGGGTGATTCATCAGAGAGGGTAGGGTATGCTCCAACAAATCGGTTCATGTAAGATAGGTTAAAAGGGTAGCGAGAGTTAGGTTTGACGTCAATTTGTACGTGTCGGAAGGGGGTTTCAGAGTAATGAAAGTTGTACCAGTAAAGAAGTCGTATGAAAGTATAGTTATTTGTCAACTTTGCCAAACTAACAGCGTATTTACGGAGTCTTCCCAGATGAAGAATGCTAACTGGAAATGAGAGATTGCGTGTAATTTTCGACGAGTTGAAAAATCTTAGTAAGGGTAGAAACTACTGACCGCAC